GCCATGTGGGGTAGGTCATAGCTTTTCCCCGATAGCCGCTGCTGCTCTCACTATGGCGCTGCGGGTGGCTGCTTGCCTATCGCCGTTGTGGTCACCAAGCCATTCCTTCCAGTACCACGGGCCGCTACCGTCTGCTGATGGTGTGCCAGACTCAAAGCCAACACTCCAACCCACTTTGACGAAGCCCATGCGGTCTTGAATGACTTGAATAAGCAGTTTAACGGAAAGCCGCAGCGCGTCGCCATCGTCTGTAAGCGGGTTCCATGCGCCTTTAAGAAAGCCTCGATCTAGTGTCCATATGCTTTTAATGTCCACGCCCGCAGCCTTAGCCGCGCTTTCCAGTAATTCGCGGTCGGTCATGTCTCATACTCCATAGTGATGTGCATAAAACGGATTTCGCCTTTCGGCACTCCTAGCACGTTGTTCATCGCGGCGATAAACCACGCTGCAAACCATCCGCAGCCCTCCCTGCGTAGCGCTTGATAGCGGGTCATCACTTACCCCACACCAAAAGCAAAACAGTAACCACACCAGCGAGGAAACTAGCCCTCATCACTATCACATCGTGTCTGTGCATTTTCTAACTCCTGTGCAAGTAGTAGGGCATCAAGGGCAATCGCCCTCAGTGCCTCGATTGGGTTTGCTTGAGTTACGTTTGCTTTAACGTCCTCAAGGAAAGTGTATAGGCGAGGGTCGATTGGTTCCATAGGTGTTTACCCTCGTGCCTTTAGCATGGCGTCTGCAAGCTTGTAGGCGCTTTCTGCAAGATAGTTGCAATATGAACCTTCTGGTATACCTCCGTCGCCATTACAAGCGCCTTCTATGGCCTTGGCTGCAAAGTAATCACGCAGTGAAAGCCCTTCGCTTGTCCATCTGGGGTCTCGGTAGTTCTCTTCAGTGCAGGGAAACGCTGGGCCGCCTGTATTTGTAGTCATGCTTTGCTCCTTGCTCAGATAATCCAGTGATGGCCACGATATGCCATAGGGTCACGGAATGGGATGTCGTCATCCATATCCGAAAATCCGCTGCCCTGTGAACCCCGAGGCGCAGGCGCTTGGCGGCTAGGTGCTGGCCGTGGTGCAGCTTGGCGCGGTGCGGGTTGGCTTGCCGCTGCGCCTTCTTCACGCCCACCGAGCAGTTGCAGCTCAGTCGCAACAATGTCGCAAGTGTTTTTCTCTACGCCGTCTTTGTCGGTGTATTTGCCGTATTTCAATCGGCCCTCCACATACACAGGCCTTCCCTTCTTGACGTACTCCGCGCAAATTTCGGCCAATCGCTCATAGAAGGTTACCCGATGCCATTGGGTATCTTCAATGGTGTCGCCGCTGTCTTTGTCTTTGCGCTTGCTAGTGGTGGCGATGCTGATGTTCGCAACGGCTTTGCCTGATGCCATGTAGCGAACTTCGGGGTCGCGCCCCACGTTGCCCATGATGATTACTTTGTTTACGGATGCCATGTTTTTTCCTTTATTTGATACGCAGTCGCGTGGTTTGGGTTAATCGTGCGCCGGTCACTTCTTCACCGGCTTTGAGTGCTTTCAAAATCTTCACCTTGTCGGGCTGTGGCGGCGGCGTTTCAGGCTGCCGCATGTAGTCCGCAGGTATGCTCATGGCGTCGTACATTTCCACCGCTGGCGGGTTCTTCACAATCGACATTTCGCACAGTGGGCAAGTAATCTTTTCAATCTGCATCCGTTGCATATTGTCGTAGATGTACTTGCGCACATTGGCCGCGATCTTGGTTCGCTGCTCTTTGAGTGCCTTGAGTCGTTCAATCTCCGCATCAATAGCTTCATTGTGAGCCTCGGAGCTACGGGCGACATATTCCAAGGCTTGCGCCTTTGTGGATAGCTCATCAGTGATGCCGCTGGCCTCGATGGTGTCTGCCACTGTCTCAGCATCAAAGTCGCCGTTAGCAAGCGTATTGGCAAGCTCTAGATACTGATTGGCAAGGTTGTAAAGCGCGGTCATGCTGGCCAAGCCTCCGACAGCTTGTCTTGTGTCTCTGCGTCAAGCAGTTCCCAAATGGCGTTTAGAGCCTTCTCATTCAGCTTAGACAGGGCTTGCGCCTCATCTCGCGCATTGCCGCCCTTCACGTGCGCAATGATGTTGATTGCCTTCTCTTGCAGCTCAAGGGTTTTTGCGCTTGGCTTCACTTCGTAAGTGTGCGCGTCTGCGTCATTGTCTGACTCAGTAGGAATGCTGAACGCTTGAAAACATGCGTATTTGTAAGCCGCGCTCATGGCTTTGTTTGTCGCTTTATCGCCGCTGTCCATAGCTTCGCCAAAGGTCTTAACAGTGTGCTTTGAGCCATCTTCTGCGCAGACAAAATCGAATTCAGATTCGACCACCACATAAAACAAAGCCCCGCCCTTTTGGGATGTTCGCTCTGTAATGGTGCGATTCAACACGCGAGGCAAGATGCACAGCCCATGACGCGCAAGCATTGGCGCAATGGTGTTGTAAACATCGTCGATCCCTCGGAACTTGTAGCCGCTGCCTTGGGTGTTGGTGCGGTCTTTTGTGATGCCGTTTTTAGACAGTTCGGCCTGAACTGCATTGATTGCTTTGTAAACGCTCATTTCCACACCTTTCAAGCACGTTTGAGAGAGTTAAGCACCGTGAAACCGGCGCGGCGGTAGATCAGATATTGGCGGATGTATTTCATTTTGTGCCTTCTGCCTTTGCGATTGCGGCATTCAGCACATCCTTGGCACTGCTGCGGCTAAATTGACCACTATGAGCAAGGTAAACCAATGCTTTCTTTGCTGCTGCGATCAGCGCGTATTTCTCGTCTTTCAGCTTAATGATTTCTTGGCTCATGTTCACCAGCTCATTCATAACAACTTGGCTCATACTTCCCCCAGATAGTCAGCAATGTAAGTGTGCAAATCGTCTAAAGAATCCACAGCTGCTGCCATCATTGGATGACTGCTAGTCTGTGCGCTTACCTTGGCAGACAAAGCAGCGCAGATAGCGGCAATGTCCTCAGGATAGATGGTGTCCATAGCGCGTAGGCTGTGAAGTACGGCTAAGACTTGTTTTTCGTGCATTTACTCGCTCCGGTTGGTTGATGTGGTGGATTGTCTAGCAGAAATTTGAGGGTGGGTATTAGGGGAAACCCTATGTTTTCAACTAAAAAGGCCCCGTGTGGAGCCTTTGGTTTGTCACCTTCCAAAAGGGAAGTGGTTTACTCTGATTCAAGTTGAATAGCTGGCAGCGCTTTAATTTGGTCAAGTGCCTCCTCAAGCGATTCGTCGTCCAAGAAGCCGATAACGTCATCAGTCAAAGGCGTGGAGTAGTCCAATTTATAGCTGTAAAACTCAGTACCGTAAAACTTGAGAACAGCCAACTCAGTGCCATACGAGCCGGGGAAATTTACGACTGATGCGCCGCGATTGTTTTCAAAGCGGAACACCTTTTGATAGCCGCCCATGCCTGCTGGGTGGGGGCGCTCTACGGTGGGGGTGTGCTTGCTCATTTCTCTCTCCTTGGTTAATGAGCCTTCATTGTCTACCGCAAATAAACGATTGAACATAGGTGAAAACCCTAAGTAGACAACCCTCCGAACTGTGTAATCATTCAAGCCTTCTTAACCACGGAGAGAACATGAAACTCAACGAACGCCTGCGAACCATGCTCACAGCAATCGCACAATCACCCCGCCGCGCTAACTACTTCACGCACGGTGACCGCCGCAGCCAGATACACCCAGACATTCTGAAAACGTGGCTAGATCAAATGTGCGAGGCTGGCTACTGTTTTGAGGCAGAGCAGGCTTATCACATCACGACCTTGGGCCGCAACAAGCTTGACCAGAAAGACCTCGCAGGGGTGCGGCAGTACGTTATCGGGCGGGGAACTTATCGCACCGGAGATGGTGAGCATCAGCCGCCGTTCTATCGTCCGGGGTCTGACCATTCGCACATCAAGAGTCACGGAGTGCGGTGCTAAATATGGACTACGAAACATTTTTACGCAACAAGACGCACAGCACTGGAAACTATGGCTTTGAGGCCGTATGGATGCCTGATTGCGCGTTTGACTTCCAGCAACACATCATTGCCAAGGCAGTGCGCAAAGGCCGTATAGGTATGTTTGCGGACACCGGACTAGGCAAGACGCTGATGCAGGTTGCCATCGCGGAAAACATCATCCGGTACACAAACAAGCGTGTACTCATCTTGACGCCTTTGGCCGTGGCTTTTCAGTTTATTGACGAGGCTACCCGCATCGGAGTGGATGACATTGCGCACAGCAAAGACGGAGCGCTGACAAAGAAAATCACGGTCTGCAACTATGAGCGTCTTCACTTGTTGAATCCTGACGACTTCGTTTGCGTGATGTTGGACGAGTCATCCATCCTGAAGAACTTTGCAGGAAAGACACGGGACGCCATCGTCGCATTCATTAAGCGGGTACCGTATCGTTTTTTGTCTACAGCTACCCCTAGCCCTAACGACTTCATTGAGTTAGGCAATAGCTCCGAGGCATTGGGGTACATGGGTTATATGGACATGCTGACCAAGTTCTTCAAAAGCAACCAAAACAGCGTGGACAGCAACAACCGCAACATCGGCGAAAAGTTCTACCTAAAACCACACGCCGAGCGTGATTTTTTTGCATGGGTAAACCAGTGGTCTGTGATGGTCAAAAAGCCATCCGACCTCGGTTTTTCTGACGAGGGTTATGGTTTACCCGCATTGCACACCCGTAAGCACATGGTTCAGAATGAAGCTACATGGTGCATTGATGACCAAGCCTCTCTATTCGCGATGCCTGCAAAGAGCATGACCGAGGTACGCGAAGAACAGAAGCTGACCGTCAAGGAACGATGCGAGAAGGCTGTGCAATTAGCCGAGGGCAAGACTTCGGTTTACTGGTGCAACCTGAACGAAGAAAGCGATTTATTGAATACCCTAGACGCCGACGCCGTGGAGATCATCGGTGGAATGTCTATTGAAAAGAAGGAGGAGATTCTTGTCGCCTTTGCCCGTGGCGACATTAAGCGCTTGATTACCAAGGCCAAGATGACCAGCATGGGCCTGAACTGGCAACACTGTAACCACACTGTATTTTTCCCCACTTGGAGCTATGAGCAGTATTACCAAGCCATCCGCCGATTTTGGCGCTTTGGCCAAAAGTCCGAAGTAGTGTGCGACATGGTTATCAGCGAAGGGCAAGAGCGTGTACTTGAGGCACTTGAGCAAAAGACACAAAAAGCCATTGAGCTATACGGCAACCTAGTAGCCGCTGCAAATCGCGATTTCAGTTTTTCAACCAAACAATTTACACAAACCGTTCAACTCCCCGAGTTCCTCAAATGAAAACTAAAGACCAGATCATCACTCCGCAATACGCCATCTACAACTCTGACTGCATGGAGGTATTGCCCACACTGCCGGATAACTCTGTTGACCTGTCGGTGTACTCTCCTCCATTCGCTGGGCTGTACAACTACAGCTCAAGCGAACGCGACTTTTCCAACTGCGAAAGCAAAGAGCAATTTTTGGAGCAATACGAATTCCTTATTGCCCACATTGCCCGAGTGACAAAGCCAGGAAGAATTACCGCTGTGCATTGCACCGATGTTTTCGACAATGCTTGCCGACTTTGGGACTTCCCCCATGAAATCATCCGACTGCATGAAAAGTACGGTTTCCAGTATCGCAACCGCATCACCATTTGGAAAGAGCCTTTGAAGGTGCGTATGCGTACGATGGTCAAGAGCCTGATGCACAAATTGATCGTAGAGGACTCTACGCAGTGCTTTACGGCAATGCCTGATTACATGCTGATTCTGACCAAGAAGGGGGACAGCGAAGTGCCAGTTACACACCCGCACGGACTGAAGCGATACTTTGGCGAAACTCCGATTCTGCCGAACATTCTCCGCGCTTTTAACAACGCAAACGAAACACGATTTACCGAAGAAGAATTGTGGGAATACCTGAAGAACACATTTATCGACCACAAAGACCCAAAGAGCAACAAGCTATCGCACTACATTTGGCAGCGTTACGCCTCCAGCGTTTGGGATGACATTCGTATCGACAACGTTTTGCCATTCCGCGACAGCCGCGAGGAAGATGACGAGAAGCACGTACATCCGCTACAGCTTGACGTTATCGACCGCATTGTCGAGATGTACAGCAACGAAGGCGAGGTTGTCCTAACTCCATTCATGGGCGTTGGTTCTGAGGTCTACAGCCCCGTTTCTATGGGCCGCAAAGCCATTGGAATTGAACTGAAAGACAGCTATTTCAAGCAAGCCAAGATCAACCTCGAACTGGCGTCAAAACGGTTTGAAACCGGCCAAGTTTTCAAGCAAGAATCCTTGATTGAATCGGAAGAAATGTAATGAAACAACACCGCCCTGACAAGCGGTTAGAGCGTGGGGAATATCTCTCCCGCGCTCGTTCTATGGCCCTACGGGGCCAAGAGCTACCGCAAACTAAGCTGCTAGACCTCGACATTGTTTCAATCCGCAGCGCCGCGAAACAACGCGAAAACCTGCGCAAACACATCCGCGAGAACCTGAGCAATGAAGCGCTGGCCAAGCAATACGGAGTCCACGTTCGCACGATAGAAAAAGCCCTATCGTATGAAACAGGTAGCCATATCCCATGAAGTGCGTAAGGTGCGGTAAGGAAATGGACAAAGCCGCCGCATGGGTAGGCGCTTACCCTGTCGGGCCTAAGTGCCTAGAGAAAATGGACGGTAAAAGGCTGGCAGTCCATGTGAAGGTAGTCAAGAGCGAACAGCCTGATTTATTTGGAGTAACCATGATTAACGAAGACTTTGAAAACCACGTTTCCCGCTTGTTTGTCAAGCCACAAGACCACATTGGCCGCACCCTTCACGCCGCCGTAGGCATTGCCGGTGAAGCTGGAGAAGTGCTAGACGCAGTGAAGAAAACATGGATTTACGGCAAAGAGCTAGACCTCGAGAACTTGCTAGAAGAATCTGGCGACCTGCTTTTTTACATTGTGGCACTGTTGACTGAAAACGGCTTTACGCTGGATGATGCCATGCAAGCCAACATTGAGAAGCTGAAAAAGCGTTATCCAGAGGGCTACACGGACAGCGCAGCGATTGAACGCGCAGACAAGGTGCAATCATGAAAACCACCCAAGGCCGCAAACTGATCGCCCTGCTTAAAAAGCGCGGTATGTCAACTCTTGAGCTACAACAGGCGGGGCTATCAACCTGCCCTTGGAAGCGAATTGTCGAGCAGCTACGCGAAAACGAGGATTTAATTAAAACCAAGTTTTACCCGTATGGAGAACGCTGGATTTATATCTATCGGGTAGTGACTAAAAAGACCTGATCGGGTAAAATATCACCACAGAACCCGGCTAGATAGGTAGTAGCTGCCCTATCGAAAAGTGTGTCCACCACCTGCCGGAAGTTCTTTACCGTGGAACCGCTGGAATGCTATGCCAACAAGATATTTAAAGCCCGGAATCCGGGATAGTGAGCTTATTGACAGCCTTTCTCCAATGGCTGAAGTTATGTTCTATCGTCTGCTTGTGACGGTCGACGACTTTGGTCGATTTGATGCTCGGCCTGCAATGATTAAGAGCCAATGCTTCCCAATCAAGGAGAAAACCACTCAAAAACACTGCGAAGAAGCAATAAAAGAGCTTTGTGAGGCTGGTTTATTGATGGTTTATGTGGTCGACCAAAAGCCTTTCCTCCAAGTGTTGAAGTGGGATAACGTTCCGCGCTCAAAGGAAAGCAAGTTTCCTGCGTATGTAGAAGGATGTATGCAACTGTATGCAGATGTATGCAAGCCGCGCACACTTCTACCCGAAACCGTAACCGTAACCGTAACTAAAACAGAAACTAAAACCGTAAACACGGCTTCGCCTTTCGTTTTGCCAGATTGGATTCCATCGGAAGCTTGGGATGCATTTATGGAAGTCAGAAGAACAAAGAAAGCCAAGGCTACCCCTTATGCACTCTCCTTAATTGTCAAAACGCTTGAAAAAATACGCGATGCTGGGCACGACCCTATTGATGCGCTGCATAGCTCTATCCGGTCAAATTGGACAGATGTTTACATGCCCAAAGAATTGGCGATTAAGCCGCAACAGAGTCAGCAAAAAACCTTTGCAGAGCGTGACCGCGAAGCAGGCATGGCCCGATGGGAGGAAATGACAGGAAGGGTTCACCCTGATAGACAAAAGACGCATCAAGGCCATGTAATCGACGTTACCCCGCCATTTTTGGAGCTTGGACAATGAACGCAGCCGCCGCAGTAGATCACGTTTTCACAGTCATGGGCGCAACCTACGGAGCCGCATGGGATAGATCGCTGGGAACCGCGCCCATTAGTGACGTTAAAACCGCATGGGGCGAGGCTCTGACGGACTTTATGCACTCTGATGACGCTAAACGGGCGATTGTTTGGGGATTGAAGAATCTGCCGGACACCGTACCCAACGCCAGACAGTTTCGCAGCCTATGCCGCAACGCGCCATCAAAAACGCCCGTAATGCTTCCAGCGCCTACGGTTAACCCAGAGATAGCATCAAAGGTGCTGGAGGGCTTAAAAGCCGCGCCAATGGTTCGGGTAGACCACAAGGCATGGGCGCATGTGATTCTGGCAGACCACAAAGCAGGGATGAAAAAGTCTCCCGCAGTGGTGCAGATGGCAAAGCAGGCGCTCGAATGAACCACCCCCAAGCAAACAACCTACTAGACGAAGCAAGAGAAGGCGCGGCGCACTCGATTTACTCAATCAGCTACGCGCTTTTTCTGACTGGCGACCTTAGCGAAAACGAACTATCTAGGGTAAACCCTAATTCACAAAATGACCAAGCTAACGATAATTGGCCTATCCCTAGCGGTTTACGGACTGTCTAGGCTTATAGGTAGACTTTTAGGAGGTGAAAATGTTACTGACTGACGATGAAATCAGAAGGCTGCACGGTTTTGCTGATGGGACTGCTGGCGCAAAAGTTATGGGCAAGCTAGTAAAAGATGCTGAAGCCGCGATTCTGGCGAAGCTGGGGGCGATGGAGCTGCCGGAGCCTGCTTATTTTGTCGATGCTTGCGAACTGGATAGAGCAGAAAAATGCTGTCTCGGAATTATTCACTGCACAAGACTAAAAGGCGTTTTCACCGCCGACCAACTCCAACAAGCCTACGCACAGGGAGCAGCGGCACAGCTCAGTTCTGAACCTAGCGGATTCACTACGCCCGAGTTTTGCAGCATCTTTCTTTCCGAATCATGCGCGAAAGAACACGGCGAACCAATCCCACTCTACACACGGAGGGAAGCCAAATGACACAAGAACTGCGAAAGCTGGCTGAGGCTGCAAACCAAGATTCACCAGAATGGAAATGGGATGGCCGCAAGGTTGATGCGGATGGATATGTCCACATTCCTGAATGCTCCTATCTAGTCGGAGCCATCTGCCTAAGTGACACATACGAGGGCTATCAAGACCATTGCGAGTTCATCGCAGCAGCAAACCCCGCCGCAATCCTAGCCCTGCTAGACAGGGTGGAGAAGGCTGAGAAAGATGCGGAAAGGTATCGGTGGTTGCGAAGCCCTGACACAGACGTCTCCCTTGTAATTGATAAGCGAACCGGATGGGTACCACCAGATGAACATGTGGAAGGTGTAGGCGGTTATCACACTTACGAATACCGAGCAGGCGAAGAACTTGACACTGCTATTGATAGCGCAATGGAAGCAAGAAAATGACCTACTCAGCAAAGATTGAATCGCTGATTGCCGAGCGAGACGCGCTGCGAGCAGAGAACGAGCGGATGACTGTTGAGCGTGACGCCCTTGCATTGCAACTCACTGACATGCGCGCACTTTTGCAAACAACGCAAGATGGACGAAATGCAGACGTATTGCAGTTGCAATCCCGATTGGACGCTATGGGCAAGGGGGAGGTGGTGGGCTTTATGTCTCCAGAGCAACTGGAGCTAATCAAAGACCCCGAGGACGAAAGCGGCCATTACATCCCACTGCGCAAAACCGCTGCCGGTAAATTTGTTATGGCTTTGTACGCAGCACCCAAGGCGCTGGCACCTCTGAGCCGTGAAGCTGTAAAGGCACTCGTTTCAGAGGCTGACTACTTTCACGCAAGCGCCCAATCAAAAGAAGACTTCATCAACGGGATACGCCACGGCGAGAAGGCTCACGGAATCCACGCAAAGGGAGGCCAGAAATGAAGATGCAAATTAAAGTAAAACCCAAGTCGCTTGCAATCTACGACTATGAAGAATGCGAGCCGTTTGTAGATAACACTCGCGCAGTTCTCATTCATCGAGTGAGGCACCTTGCAGAGCACAAGATTAGTGAACGCTGGCCCGGTCATTTTTCAGTGGTCGCGTGGTGCGGAAACTCATTTACCGGTCAGCCAAAGAAGTTCACATTTTTGGATGCGCCGCCACAAGGCCGCTTACTTTGCGAACGCTGCGAGGCTGCGTCCTTTGCAGCCGGTGAGCCAACCGCCGAGAGCATTGTCGGGCGGCATGTACATCTTGGCAAAGTAGTTGCAGTGCAAACGTGCTGTCAGAAGGGAGGCCAGCATGAAGATGCCTGAGCCGACCTATTACCTCCAAGACAGCCGAGGCTATGTCGGTAACGATGTGCTGTGGTGGGCCAAAGGTGGAAACGGATACACAACGGATTTGAGCAAGGCAGAGATTTACAGCGAAGTAACAGCCCAAGCCATGCACAACTCTCGGCCATCCGACATTCCTTGGCCGAAAGAGTACATCGACCAAAGAACGCGCCCCGCAGTTGATATGCAGTACATCAAGCGCACTGAAGCCCTTGAAGGGACTGCTATTCAGCTCAAGCAACCAGAAAAGCAGAAGCGGGAAGCCTTGCGCTGCTATGGGTGCGGTGCCTATATGTCTGCCGCTTCATTGTGGGCAGGTACATGCCGCAAGTGCGGCGCAGACAACCGACCATGAAGGAAAAGCTATGACCACCACACCACAGCGAGGAAATCGCAGCACGGGTGACGTTGAGCAATACACCCGAATGCTGCTCACGGGAAAGACGCTTGACGAGGTTGGCGACTTCTTTGGCGTGTCTCATGGCGCAGTCCGTAAGGCTCTCAAGCGCCGAGGCTTGCCGACAAACTCCCGCGCACTGTTGGCAGCAATTCCTACCGGCTGCACCCCGACTGACGCCGAGGTATTGCGCCGTGCGAATCACGATCTGGCCGAAGAAAACGCAAAGCTCAAGGAGCGACTGACGCGCATTCAATCTGCGCTGAAAGGACTGGAATGACCACCAAAGATGTATTAGCACTTGCGCTGGAAACATTTGAAGAATCTCTGACGTACATTGAAAGCCCGTCATGGTCGCCATCAATGGGGGCAGATTGCCGCAAAGCCATCACCGCCATCAAGCAAGCACAGGAGCAAAAGGTCAAGCTAATTCCTACGGCAGAGGAAATTGGGACGCCCATGCAGCCGCAAGCCATCACACCAGAAACCGGAAACGCTGCCACTCCCCTAGCGTCGGCTATCACAGCGGGAAACGGACAAGCGCCCTACTCAAACTGCCGCTTTCGCATCTGCGATCTGCCGGGACAGTGCAAGGGCGAAGGCAAATGCCATCATCCAGCGGTACAGCAAGCGCAAGAGCCGGTGACACCTGCGCAGGCGCTATCCCTCGCTGAAGAATGGGAAGGCCAAGCCGGTGGACAACTAGCACCCCAGCTCACCACAAATGAGATAGCGGGGATGCTTGAGCAGTTTGCGACAGACCGCACCAAAGACTGGCCGCAGTGGATGCGTGACAACTCCCATGTTGCTACTGCCAGTTTTCCAGTGCGAGGCAAGCCAGCACCCAAGCAAGCGGAGCCGAGACTGCCTGAATTTTTTGCTCAATACGAGTACGACACGCCTAATTGGGATGTGGTTGTTTCTGTGTATCAGCGCCACCCCGACAAGCTGCCTTCACTTGTGCACAAACAAACGCTTCCAGCACAGCAAGCGGAGCCGGTCGGCATCAACGGCCTGACTGAAGCCGAAACCAGCGCCAGCATGTCTGTGATGGGGTTGAGTAAGCCAGCACCCAAGCAAGCGGAGCCAGTACAAACATCATCGAGAAAGACACTGGCACTTGCGCAGGAAGGCATAGACCTGCACGACCACAACGCGCCCGAGTACATCATTTGCGCCGAATTAGTGCGGCTGAACAAGGCGCTATCGGGTGCGCCAACTCCACCGGAGGCGGCATGACCTGCACACGCATTGCAAATGCCATCGTTTGCACATCAGCCCATTTCGGGCGGCTGCACGTTGGCAATCGTTACATACACGTCGATTTCCACCCGTTCTGCGGGCCATCCTTTTCGTTTGATGCGGATGGCATGAAGCCATACGAGCCGAAGGACGAGAACGACCCCGTTTGGCCGGTGTTTGCGGAATGGCACAAAAAGCACGTCAAGGAGGATAAATGACCCATTACCAATATCAATCAATCAGCGGACAGATCGCATCTTGGGGCCTCATCATATTGGCAGTGGTTATGGATGAAGCGTGGGCATCTGCGTTTTTACTGGGTCTGGCATTGGTGCAGATTGTTGCAAACCTTCGCAGGCATTGGCAGGTTTTAGGAGAGCAAGACAAATGAGCCACGAAGCAGGCAAGGGCGACACGCCCAGACCAACTGACATGGAAGAATTCCGCAAGAACTGGGAGCGCATCTTTGGCAAACCACCCGTTAGCGAACATCCGAAACCGGCTGATAACGCACATCTTATGGATGAAAAACATTGATGAGGACTATGCACGATGGGCACTGAAGAACTACGAAGCAATGACACCGGAGCTAGAGCTAATCAAGGGAGTGAAGGAGCGATTGAATGAGATACGCACGCAGAGTTGACGCGAATCAAGCCGAGATTGTGGCCGCACTGCGAAAGGCGGGGGCTAAGGTCAAAGTGGTGCATCAGCCGTATGACCTGCAAATATGGGCCGGTGACCGGACTATGTACATAGAGGTGAAAAACCCTAAAACGCACTATGGTCGCAAAGGCTTAAACGGAAAGCAAACGGAGGAGTCCAAAGGGCTGCCCGTTTACATGGTTGATGGGGTGGAGGCGGCACTAAGCGCGTTAAGAATACTGCAAGTTTCCGACAAGAGGTAAAAATACTGCTTGCAATTGTTTTTTGTGGGCCTATAATTCATTCAACGCAACACACTAAGGTGTATGAAAATGACACACACAACTACTCAGCAAATTTTTGATGCTGTTATTCTGGCGAACAAGCCATATGAAACTCAAACAGGTTTTGTTAACGGCCGCAAAGTAGATGCTAGGATTGTTCCTCAAGGTCGCGTTACAACAGGCCGCAAGTCTGCACCACGCATTGATTGGTATGTAGATGGCAAACGAGTCGCAAAAAGCAATCTCGCAGCTGTAGTGCAGGCATGAAAGGCGGCAAACGAGAGGGGGCAGGACGCCCCCCAGCCGAAAACCCTGCCCGACACATCGTCAAGGCGCGGCTGACTGACGAACAGAAAGCAAAGTGGGATGATCTGGGCGGTAGTCGCTGGGCAAAACGGATGCTAGACGAATCGCCGAAAGTTAGGGTTTCCCCTAATTCGCAAGCGTGAAAAAGTGCTAGACAATTCATTCATTAACCGGAGAGAACATGAAAACAATTAACGTAAGCGAAGACGCACTAAACACCATCAAGCGCATGGCGGTGGAACGTGAGCAGCAGATTGAAGCGCTGCGCGAGGCTTTGAGGGCTATTCAAGACGTAGCAATGAACGCAACGGCAGACGAGCATTGGGCGCGGGTGGATAGCCTTTGCAATCAGGCGCTATGCGAGTAACACTGCACAACCGGCAGCAGGCACACACGGCAATGATCGCAGTGTGGGAAGCCGCCAAAGAGCAATTGCAGGCCGGTAAGAAGCCTGTGCTATCGCTGACGGAGGAAAGCAAAACCCGCGAACAAGAGCAAAAATATCACGCAATGATTGGAGAGATTTCCAAGCAAGCGCAACACTTAGGCGCAACGTGGGATTCTGGCGACTGGAAGCGGCTGCTAGTGCAGAAGTTTTGCAAGGATTACGCGCTAGTAGGTGGGCGCATCATTCCTAACCTAGACGGGGATGGAATAGTGCAGTTGGACTTTCAAACCCGCAAGTTCACCAAAGAACAGGGCAGCCAGTTTATCGAGTGGCTTCACGCATGGGGCGCGGAGCATGGGATTGTTTTTAAGGAGTGAGAAATGAGCAAGATTCAGATTCAATTTAAAAACCCAGATGCAATTTGGGAAATCATCAACGCAAAACATCCTCTGCCTGACGATGAGGATGACGTAACTCCTCGCATGGAAAAAGAACGCGAAGAATTTTCAAGCGAGTTTTTTGAGTACGGAGATTACGGCGTAATTGAGATTGACCCCGTAACGATGGAGTGCAAAATTTTGCCTCGTAAAGACTGGAAATGACAGCCCGACCTAAATTCCAATACGTGCGCAGCAAAAAGCTAATGGAGGCTTACCGCACGATACCGTGCAAGTTATGAAACAATTGTGTTATAGTTTCACAATTGGAGGTGCACATGATTGGTTTAAAGTTTGGAAGGTTGACTGTTTTAGAAATGGTTGGCAGATACAAAAATGGTGATGCAAAGTATCGCTGTATTTGTGACTGCGGCAAAGAAAGAGTTGTTCTTTCTGGGAACTTAAAAAAAGGCAATACAAAAAGCTGTGGATGCTTGCATAAAGAGGCATCTGCAAAATTTTGGGGAGCCTTTAATCTTCGTCACGGAAAAACCAAAACCAAGCTCTGGAAAACTTGGAGTGGAATTCTTGATAGAACTACATGCAAAAACCATCATGCGTATGCAAGATATGGCGGCGCAGGAATAGGGATTTTTGAAGATTGGAAAATTTTTGAAAATTTTGCAGCATACATTGGAGAGCCACCAAGCGATACCCATTCCGTAGATCGAATTGATAATTCAAAAGGATATGAGCCAGAAAATGTTAGGTGGGCAACCAAAAAAGAGCAGGCAGAAAACAGAAGGGCAACAATTTTTGTAAATGTAGATGGAAAAAGAGTTTGCCTATCTGATGCGGCAAAGATGCTTAATATTTCAAAATCAACTGCATCAAGATGGTTTAAGGCTGGAAAACTTAAATGACCAATGACGAAAAGCGCCACAAGGCAAAGCTGGCAGACATGGCCTGCATCATCTGTGAGCGCATCTATGGGCAACACGCTGGCGGTAACGTCACCTTGCATCACTTGCGCACTGGTGGCTGGGGTAAGGGCGATTACAGAACATTGATACCGCTTTGTTACAACCATCACCAAGGCGCAGAGGGTATTCACACAATGGGCACAAAAGCATGGGAGCGTCATTTTGGCGTGAGTCAAACAGATTTGTTAAACGATATATTGGAGCGGATTTAATGCGTAAGAAGTGCAATCGCAAGGTGTGGCTTAGTCACTTGACTCCGCTAGAACATGCAAAGCTGAAGGCAGGCAAGCTGTCAGACAAGGAATGGGATGTTCAGATGAAGCCAGTTCTAACGGCAATTGATCGCATAAGCCGTGGGGATTGGGATAAGGAGGAGTGTTGGAGTCCAATCTTTCTATGCTTAAACAGGATTGAAAGCTCAGTAAAGCTGCATCGCATTGATGGAAAACAGTTCATAAACAATGCTGTTTTGGTTTTGCAAGAAGTGATGCGCAGATGGGAGGCTAAGGGCGTCCAAGCCCTGAAGGCTGAAGAACTAATCACTTTGAAAGAAGTGGTGGCGGCATATGGTGACCTGTTGAAGGAAATGTCTAGGGGCCAATTTGAAATCGTATGCAACCATGCGACGTCAAACCTCACAAGGATTTTGACTCAAAAGAAATTCACGAAAATCAACGGGGTAGTGTTTGAATGAACATCGAAGTAATTTTTGATTGCCTCCAGCGTGGCATTGTTGACCGTGGCGAGATGGAAAAGCGCACCGGACTGACCCGAAAGCAGGTAAACGGCGCACTGGGCCAGCTACACAAGAGCAAGCGCATCAAGGTGAAGGAAACGCTAACCGTGAGGGGGCAGGCTTTCCATGTGTTTGAGGTAAACGGAGGCTTTAAGAAGCACATTTTCGACGGGGTGAACTCAATTTTTAACGTGGGGGCTGTATGAGTACTGGTGAAGTTATTGGAATTCTTGTATTTGTTTTTATCGCTGTGTTTTGTTTTGCAATTGTTGGATACATTTCTGGCGCAGAGGCTGGCAAAAAGATTGCCTGCGAATCCGTAAAGATGGAATGGGTGAAAGACAAGTGCATGAAGGTAACGAGGGAGGCTGTATGAACTGCAAGCAAGGTGAACTAGGCATTGTTGTTGCTGTGCGTGGTGTTGGCGACAAAAATAAAGGTCACATAGGAAAGATTGTCACGGCGGTAGAGCGCATACACGGAGACCAATGGATTACGGAGCCTGTTCTTCTTGACCTTGACGGCACTTCTTGTTGGCTATCGCTAGATGACTCAGAGCTGCGCCCAATCCGAGGCAGCGACGGCCAAGACGAAACACTCACATGGCAACCAGTGCCAACAAAGGAAACGGCATGAACGACGACCAACTAGACGCACTACTAGCGTTTTTCCTCTATCTGGGCACTTCAGCGGTGGGCGCTTTTGGATTTATTTTGCTTTTGTTAGGGTAAACCCCTATACACAGACGCAAAAGCAGGCCCGATAATTGAGACAAGAAACAACGAATAGAATGGTAAAATAGAACAAAGGGCGGCTCATTATCTCCCTCCGATAGTCTCAATCCTAGACTAGACAATTCTCTTAAGTGCGACCACTGGCAGCCCGATTGTTTTGGCAGTGCAAGCATCAAAAGCGCCGAGCCTTAAACATTAGCGCAATTTTGAGAATGGATGCATGAATCAAGCCGCTTGGCATTAATTAACGTTGATGCAGCCAAAGTACAGGCGGTTTGATTGATGGAACGGGCTTAGATTTTTAATCACTTCTGCCAAACAAACAATTGAAGAAGCCGCGCTGAGATCACTCGCGCACCATCAACTATCACGCATGCGGATTGGTGCTGGAGCCTGTTGGCCTAGCCCTTAAGTGGGTGGCTGATACCGACAGTCCGCAGCCGTGATGGTGAATGCGTAGGCTGATACGCAATGTCCCGTTCATTCTGGGTGGGTCAACGGCAAAGGAGTAGTCCCAGAAAGCAGGTAATCTCAGCACCTGCCGCCATCAACTAACACGGCCTCCCGCTGCGGGGTTATTCTGGATATGACGCTCGGTGACGCCTCGGAAAGACGAGGGCCAATAACCAACAGGAGGAAAGAATGTCAAACACTGAAATCAACATCGTAAGCGCAGCACTCACAATCGCAGTCATTGCTGCTGGAGGTGTCGCAGGATATGCGGCCTACCGGTTTATGATTTGGTTCGCTCAATTCGCGCCTTGGTAGGAAATAGCGAAAAGCACAATCCATGCCTATAATTGGCTATCACGGAAAACCCGAGGTAAGACTATGGCAGGACGACCAATCAACAAGCTGCATCAGGACGATGTAAGAAAGAAAATCCAAGCAAGTCAATTGATAAATGTCTTGCAAGATCATGCACTTAGCGGGGAAGGGGATTTATCGCCAACTCGCATGAAGGCGATTGAGATTCTTCTGAAGAAGTCACTACCTGATCTAAGCTCCATTGAGCTAACAGGCGACAGAGACAACCCAGTGCAGGCAGTCAACCGAGTGCAGTTCGAGATTGTCAACCCTCAAACTTAAAGTACCGGCAAAACTAGCCCCATTACTCCAGCCAAAGCGCTACAAAGGCGCATATGGTGGGCGAGGTGGGGCTAAGTCGCATTTCTTCGCAGAGCAGATCGTATGCCAAGCCCTAGCGGGTAAGCGCATCGTATGTCTGCGAGAGGTGCAGATCTCTATCAAGGAATCCGTTAAGCAGTTGATTGTGGACAAGATCATAGGCATGGGCCTAGATTCGCAATTCACGATTCTGGAATCAGAGATACGAGGGCCGCACGATAGCCTAATCATCTTCAAGGGCTTGCAATCGTTCAATGCGGCAAACATCAAGTCGCTTGAAGGCTTCGATATTGCATGGGTAGAAGAAGCCCAGACCCTTAGCCAGCACTCGCTTGACCTGCTACGGCCTACCATCCGCAAACCCGGCTCTGAGCTGTGGTTTAGCTGGAACCCACGATACAAGACTGACGCAGTAGATAAGTTCTTTCGCAAGGAAAAGCGAGAGGATGCTATCTGCATCATGATTAACTGGTACGACAATCCGTGGTTTAAGGGAACGCCGCTCTATGCGGATATGCTGGCAGACTTTGAGGCCGATGAGGATAAAGCCGAGCACGTCTGGAATGGGGCGTATGGTTCAAGCCAAGGCGCTATTCTGGCGAAGTGGGTGGGACAGGCCGAGCGAGAGGGGCGCATTAACGATGAGGTCGTATATGACCCAGACGGCGCGAAGATTATTCTATCGTCTGACTTGGGTTTCAGGGATACAACGGCGTGGTGGTTCTGGCAGGCTGTGCCGGGTGGATTCAACCTTGTGGACTACACGCAGGGTAACGGCATGGATGCTGATGACTGGATACCCGAGCTAAGAGACAAGCTGGCCGATATTGGTGGGCGCAACTGCTTGGGCAAGATATGGCTGCCGTCAGACGCACGGGCTAAGACATTCCAGAGCAAGCACACGGCCATAGAACGATTCATTGCGGCTTTCGGCCATGACAAGCTGGCGATAGTCCCGCAGTCTCGCAAGTCTGACCAGATCGAGGCCGCGCGGACGACCATCAAGAAATGCGCATTCCATAAGACCAAGTGCGAACAAGGCCTAGACGGTCTATTGGCATGGGAGTTTGTCTACAACGAGGAATCGGGCGTATTTAGCCGAGAGCCAAACCACAATTGGGCGTCTCACCCTTCTGATGGCTTCGCCTATGGTTGTCAGGTAATGGCACAAGTTCAGCCAAAAGAACCCGAAAAACCCGCAGAATTTGCCATAAAAGGCGTAAATGGACGCATAATTACTAAACCGCTCGATTCTCTGTGGGCGGAAAACCCTACAAAGCGCGAGAGGTTTTAATGATCAACTTCGTAAAAGAGTTTCAAAGAAAAAAGCACACTCTTGGAAGCGTCGTCTTAATTGAGGTGCAATCTGGTGTTGCGGTGGTCATACCAAAGAATGCGCCATTGGACAAAGTTCAAGACATGGCGCTATCGCAAATTGATGTAATGAAAAAAGCGGGGCGCATGTAAATATATGAGCACCTTAACAGTTACAAGCGGCGCGGTACTGCTAGGCATTGGAGCTATTCAGCCTACCGATACATTCACTAACGGCGTATTGACCTCCGCAACTGGCGGGTTGAATCGTGCCGTTCCTGCTGGTGGGGATGAATACTCCAACGGCTTACTGCGCACCGACGCAGGGCAATTGCGCTACGTTGACGCAACCGCAGGGCTACCCGCTGGCGCCACATGGGCAAACGGCCTCCCCTTGTCTGGTGGCGCTTTGTGCATATCCACCAACGCAGCCGCAACCTATAGCAACGGCATCCCCTTTGCTGCTAACGGCGCAGTAGCCGCAGGAATCATCGCATGATCGAACAAGACGAAATCAACCCCGTAGATGAACACCGTCGCTGGACGCAAGAGCTAAAACTTGCCTCCGATGAGGATGAGAAGTGGGTCAAGCGCGGCGACAAGATCGTAAAGCGCTACCGTGATGAGCGGCAAGGCTACAGCGACTCAGGCAAGCGCTATAACATCCTTTGGGCGAACATCCAGACGATGTTACCTGCCCTGTATGGCCGCACTCCACGAGCGCAGGTAGAGCGCCGATGGAAAGACAAAGACCCCGTAGGCCGTACAGCCTCGGTTATTCTTGAACGCGCCCTTCAATACGAGATTGACCACTATGGTGACTTCGACAACACGAATAAGCATGCGGTTCTTGATCGTCTACTGCCGGGACGTGGAACGGCGTGGGTACGATTTGAAACGAAGGAAGTGGCGGAGCCAGAGGTAATCGAGGGCCAAGTAGAAATGATGGGTGAACAGCCCGACATGAGCTACGAATGCACCCCGACTGATTACGTTTTTTGGAAAGACTTTCGATGCTCCCCCGCTCGTACATGGGATGAGGTCACATGGGTGGCACGTCGCATCTATATGAACCGTGGGGACGGTGTAGCGCGTTTTGGCGAAGACTTTAAAGAAGTGCCATTGGCCCATGAGCCTATCGGCCTTGATGACCTGAGCAAAGCCGGTGCAAGCCAAGCCGAACAGGAAAGCCTGAAGAAGGCGATTGTGTGGGAAATCTGGAGCAAGGGCGATAAGCGGGTTTACTGGGTGGCAGAAGGCCATAACAAGCTATTGGACAGCAAAGAAGACCCATACGGCCTTGATAACTTCTGGCCGTGCCCAAAGCCACTGTTTGCCACGCAGACGACAGATACCCTAGTGCCTGTACCTGATTACGCGCTCTATCAAGACCAAGCCGAAGAAATCGACATGCTCACGCAGCGTATCGGTTTGCTGACCGAGGCGTTGAAGGTGGTGGGCGTGTATGACGCAAGTCAGCCAGCCATTGCGCGGATGCTCACCGAAGGGGTAAACAATACCTTAATCGGCGTGGATTCGTGGGCGGCGTTTGGCGAGAAGGGTGGACTGAAGGGCACGGTAGACTTCTTGCCAATGGAGCAAGTGGTAAACGCGCTTACCTATTGCTACACAGCCCGAGAGCAGGCGAAGCAAGTGGTCTATGAGGTTACCGGCCTGTCAGACATTATCCGAGGCGCTTCGATGGCCTCCGAGACAGCTACGGCGCAGCAGATCAAGAGTCAGTACGCATCCCTTCGCCTAAAGCGTATGCAGACTGAAGTGGCTCAATTCTGTAGCGAACTGCTCCGCATCAAGGCGCAGTTAATGTGCGACCTGTACAGCCCCGAAAGCCTGAAGCAAATGTCCGGCATTATGGGAACGGATGATGCGGCCTATGCTGATGACGCCATCGCCCTGATTAAGCAGGAACCCGCCCGCTCATTCCGCATTGAAGTCGCCGCTGATTCGTTGGTTGAGATGGACGAGATTGGCGAAAAGCAGAGCCGCACAGAGTTTATGACTGCGTTTGGCGCTGTCTTGCGTGATGCCGTGCCAATGGTGCAAGCGGCTCCCGAGATGGGTGCCTTAGTGGGTGAGGTGCTTCAGTTTGTGGTGCGAACCTTCAAGGGCGGCCGTCAACTGGAAAACGTGCTGGAGACAACCATCGCCAAGATGAACGAGCCTAAACCACCCGCACCACCGCAACCAGACCCCGAGCAGATCAAGGCTGAAAGCGCAATGCAATTGGAGCAAATGAAGGCTCAAACCACGATGCAGCTAGAGCAGGCAAAACAATCTGCAATGGCGCAAACCGAGCAATTCAAGGCGCAGGAAAATCAAACCCTTGAAGCTGCGCGACTGCAAAACGCTCTGCAAATTGAACAGATGCGATTGGCCGCAGAAACTGAGCGCGAGGCTATGCGAATGGCCCATGAGCGTGATATGGAGATAATCCGACAGCAAGGCGAAAACGAACGCGCAAAAGTTACCGCAATAATCGGCGCTGAGGCTAAAATCGCAGAAATGGAATCTAACGATGCCAATCTACGCGATCAAATGTAATCACTGCGGCCACTCCGAGGACGTTTACCGGAGTGTTGCCAATTACAACGACTTGCCCGAGCATTGCGGCGAGAAAATGGGCCGTATGCTTACCGCTCCATTTGTGCAAGCAGATATTCAAGGCTACCAATCGCAAGCAACGGGTGAGTACATCCAATCCCGCTCTGCGCATCGTGAGCATTTAAAAAAGCATGGGCTAATAGAGTTGGGGAATGAGAAAATCTCTCCACCCAGCCAGCCTAAACCAGACCCGACTATTAAGCGGGACATTATCAACGCCGTTAACTCGGTAATGGGGTAAATCATGGCAGGTTCAGCAGATATTACAGGTCGTCAGAATTACGTTCAGGGCATTGGTCATCCAAAGACCACGCCAAGCACTGAGGCGGCTCCGGCGATGCTGGTAGCCAATCCTCAAATCGGGGTGACTGGCCTAATCGGGCCGGATGGTGTTTCTATTGGTATTGGGGCTAGACAGCCGAAACCAACAAATACCCTGACGCGCAAAACATTCGGCGTCTCATCAACATCGTCGCAGTCAACGGCATTTACGTACTGCCAAAAGGAGGCGGTAGAGGCTGGGTTTGATGCAATCCGGCTTGTTTATCATCACCACGCTGCAACCACGCCAACACTGGCGGCTATTGTTGCGGCTACTGAAACCAGTAAAACAGACACAGTAGATAACCTGTTTGAGCCTATTGCTAACGGAACAAAGTTTCAGCAAAAAGATTCCACAACCAGTCCTTACGGATGGCGCACGGTGACATGGGCGGGGGCCTCTACGAAAACTCTCCTCGCAGATGGGGCGCAACAGCGTCCCGCACTTTATGCGTCTGACTGGATTCCTTTGCAAAGCGTTCCTCGCGCTTCTGGAGAGGAATCAACACTGCCTTTAGTGATGGTGCGCTGTTATGTTTCCAACGCAGCGGCTCAAAACTTTACGGTAGGGGCTGCAAATAGCCTGATGAGAACAAGCACAGCCGACAACACAGGGAGGATTTTGCAATCCGGCGCATATCTTGGAGATGGTGTTGGCACAATATCGGACGCTAACAGGCCGGGTTCTCTGGCATCTTCGCACATTCCATTTGCAATTCAATATCGCACCCGTGCGCGTGGTTTGTCAGTTATCGCCATTGGGGACTCAATCACACAGGGAACCCCCGGCGCCACTGATGCCATGTCATCGTGGGTTCTTCGGGCCTGCGCTTTAGCGTCAAGTTCGACAAAGCCAGTAAGCGCGTGGAATTGTGGCTCTGCATCACAAAACGGAACAGTGTTCACCACCGCAGGCAATGACGCGCTTGCTGTTGGTGGTGTTAACGTAGTGGTGTATTCGGCATTTACACCCAATGACTACAGCTCTCCAACTGCGGGGCAGATGAGTTACTTGATTACTCAAATGATGGGGCGAACCCAAGCAATGATTGACTATTGCCAAGCCAATCGGCTTGCGCTAGTCGTATGGACAGGAATACCGAATATTTCAGGCTTAAGCGCTGCGGCAGATGCTGTTCGCAAGTCTTACAACGATGCGCTTCGAGCTATGGCATCGACTTCCAAAACCTTTTTCCTGTTTGACGCTGACGCGATTGTGAGTGATGGCGCATCCCCGGCGAACATGGTTGCTGCGTATAACTTAGACAACATCCACCCAAACAACGCTGGTATCGCGGCTATTGCTAGTGGTCTGGCTGCTGTTTTAAGTCAGATACCAAACAACTAATCACCTAAGCACAAAGATTCATTAACCACTAGGAAAACCCTATGTCAGATTTACGCAGCGCACTCGAATCAGCTTTTGAAGATAAAACGGATGAAGCCCCCCAGAATGAAACTGTAGTCAATACACCCGAGCCGGTCTCTGTGGATAAACCCTTAGAGACAAGCGCGGAACAACGTGCTAGGGATGAGGCTGGGCGGTTTGCCGCTAAAGAGTCCGCGCCGGTAACTCCACCCGACGAGCCAAAGCCAATTAAGGCACCTTCAAGCTGGAAACCTGCCGCGCAGGAAGCTTATCTCAAGGCAGAGCGAGGCGAAGCACTGACACCCGAAGAAGTGCGGATTCTGACCAACGAGGCGAACCGGCGCGAATCTGATTTTCACCGTGGCGTGGAGGAATTTAAAACCCACGCGCAAAAGGCACGGGCATATGAGGCAGTAATCGCGCCCTATCAGCAGACATTCCAACAATTAGGAGTGGATGCGCCAACAGCTATCGGGGCGCTGCTAAAGGCTGACCATACTCTGCGATATGGCGACCCTGCGACTAAAGCGCAGTATTTCCAGCAACTCGCGCAACAGTATGGGGTTAACTTGGAGCAAATCCAAAACCCTCCGCAATATGACCCTGAAACGCAGTATTGGATTGATGAAAATAAACGGTTGCGTCAAACTACCGACGAACTGCATAATTGGGTCCGTCAGCAAGAAGAAAGCAGAGCGATGCAACAACTGCACAGCATGTTTTCAAACACTGACAAATATCCGCATATCGAGGCTGCGCGGATGAGGATGGCAGACTTGCTGGAAAGCAAAAAAGCCGAATCAATAGAGGAAGCCTACGAAATGGCTGTTTGGACAAGTCCAGACATCAGGCAATCCCTGATTGAACAGCAACGGTCTGAAGCTCAGAAAAAGGCAATGGCAGAAGCCCAAAACCTACGCGCAAAAACTGCGGCAGTATCGGTGAAAGGTTCTAGTCCAAGCGCTGGCGGTGTACAGACTAATGGAAGCGACCTGCGGTCTTTGATTGCGAGTCAATTTAGCTAATCAATTTAAAGGAACCTGAATCATGGCCTCTTTTGCCAATTTGTCCGACATTATCTCCACCACCATTCAGAGCCGTTCCGGTACTCTGGCTGACTCGGTGACCAAAAACAACGCCTTGCTTTCCAAGCTGAAAGAGCGCGGCAACGTTAAGCCGTTCAGCGGTGGTAACGTGATTTTGCAAGAACTGATGTACAACGATGCTTCTACCCAGAACGCTTCGTCTTACTCCGGTTACGACACAATCGACATTACTCCTAACAGCCCAATCTCTGCGGCTCAGTTTGACCTGAAGCAGTACGCCGCTGCCGTGTCTATCTCTGGCCTTGAACAGCTGCAAAACGCTGGCAAAGAGCAGATCATCGACATGCTGGAAGGCCGTGTGCAAGTGGCTGAAGCTCAGTTGATGAACCAAATCAGCGCTGGCGTGTACTCCGACGGTACCGGCAACTCTGGTAAGGACATTACCGGCTTGGCTGCTGCAATCTCCACTTCACCCACCTCCGGCACCTATGGCGGCATTAACCGTGCCACATGGAGCTTCTGGCGCAACGTGGCGTTTGACGCTACGACTGACGGCGGCGCTGCTGCTACCTCTGCCAACATTCAAAGCTACATGAACCGTGTGGCTGTGCAATTGGTTCGCGGTACAGATCGCCCCGACATGATCGTGGCTGATAACAACTACTACCGCCTGTTCTTGGAATCGTTGCAAGCTATCCAGCGCGTGACCTCCGAGTCGTCTGCGGCTGCTGGCTTCACCTCCATCAAGTACATGGGCGCTGGCTTGAACTGCGATGTTTACTTGGACGGCGGTATCGGTGGTTCTATCCCCACCAACCGCATGTACTTCATTAACTCGAAGTTCATGTTCTTGCGCCCACACCGTGACCGCAACTTTGTGCCAATCGGCGGCGACCGTCAGTCTGTCAACCAAGACGCTATCGTGCGCCTTGTCGGTTGGGCCGGTAACCTGACCTGCTCTGGCGCTCAGTTCCAAGGAATTTTGGCGGATTGATAGCGAATAGGGGCTTCGGCCCCTTTCCATAACTTACAAAGGATTAAATCATGGCTGCTCCATTTTCCGTTACCCCCAGCGTAGGCGCTGACCTCAACACAATCACTCTGGCCGCTGATATTGCCGCCGGTAAAGTGACTGATGCCCGTCTGGGTTCGCAAGTGTTCGGCTCCAATGGCCGTCTTTACGTGTATGTGCAGGCTAACGCCTCCATTCCCGCATCGACTGCCGTTTGCACCGTTAACGCGACAACCTTCCTGCTGACTGCCTCTGGCGGCTCTTACCTGTCTCCCGCTGTGGCGGCTGCAACTGGTGACCGCCTCTGGGTATCCAAAGCAAGCGTTTAACGCTTAAAATCAGGTGGCCCTTCGGGGCCATCTTCTTATCAACCACTGAAAGGTAATCCATGAGCCAACCTCAATGGGAGTCCCACGTTTTCGCAACTATCTATTCGGAAGCAGTCGAACTGAAATCAGAGTCTGAAAAAGCAGGCCGCCCGATCTTCACTGACCTGCCGTTTATCCGCATCACCATCCCCGGCGATACGAATAACATCATTGAGCGCAAACTCACTGAGCAAGACAAACACAAATACCCCAAAGCATGGGCTGAATATCAGCGCGGCGAGTCGCAAGGCTTCACCGGCACACCTCTGGAGCAGTGGACACAAATCACCCGCGCACAGGTCAAAGAGTCAAAGTACTTTGAGTGTCACACTGTCGAGCAACTCGCAGGATTGACCGACAGCCATTGCCAGAAAATGGGCATGGGTTTCCGCGATCTACGCGAGAAGGCCAAGGCTTATCTTGGTGTTGCAGAATCCACCGCTGCGGCAACGGCTCAGGCACTGGAAAACGAGAAACTGCGTCAAGAGATGGCAGAACTCCGCGCAATGCTGGAAAGCGGCGAAAAGAAAGTGGGACGCCCACGGAAAGAAACGGCTGAATCATGAATTTACTCCAACTGATACAACAAGTCTGCGATGAACTGGCGATTAATCGTCCAGTCTCCGTGGTGGGTACAAGCGACCCGCAAACCCGCCAACTCGCGGCCCTGTTCTATCGGTTGGGTAATGATTTGGTTCGACAGTTTGAATGGCAACGGCTGAATAAGGAGTACATCCTTCAGACCGTTGCTTATTCTCGCGTAGGCACCACCACACAAGGCTCCAACATCATCACCGGCGTGGATGTAACGGGCCTTAGCACTCAATTTGGTATCGCTGGACTGGGTATTGAGCCATTCGCCCAGATCACGGCTGTAGGGGCTTCGCAGGTCACTATGAACATGCCTGCAACGGCTTCAGGCACTGTAACCCTGCAATGGTCACAGGTTCAATACAGCCTGCCCCCCGATTACATCAAGGAAATCCCGCAGACCGAGTGGGACAGAACAAACCGCTGGCCTTTGATGGGGCCGCAGTCTGCGCAGGATTGGCAGTCTTTCAAATCCGGCATTGTTTATGCTGGCCCCCGTGAACGTTTCCGCATCGTTGGGAATACCTATGCAATCAATCCTCCACCGCCTAACGGACTTGTGTTTGGTTTTGAGTATATTTCTGGTGCATGGATCAACTCTGCTGGCGGCGTGGCTCAGACAGCATTCCAATCGGATACTGATACTTTTGTGTTCCCCGATAGCCTTCTTATTACTGGTCTTAAAGTCCAGTGGAAGCAGTCTAAGGGACTTGATTCCTCTTTTGACCTAGCAGAATTCCGCGCACTGTTGGAAAACTGCAAGGCACAGGACAAATCGTTTCCAAGGCTGAGTCTGTCGCCAATGGGCCAAACAGTATTGATGACCACAATGAACATTCCTGATGGAAACTGGGTGGGCTAAATGGACAAGCAAGCAATCATCAAAGCACTGCGAGATACCGCACAAAGCGCATCAAACACGGTTGCAGACACTGCGGCTGTACCTGTTGACGCTATCGCCTACGCCCTGCGTAAAGCTGGCCTAGACATTCAAGACCCTGTAATGGGTTCGCAGTGGATGGAAGAGCAAGGGCTAACCGCACCGGTTCAGCAAGGCCTACCAAAAATGGCCGGTGAATTCTTGGGCAACGCCATCCCCGCTGTGGGCTTTGCAAAGGCGGTTAAATGAAAGCCTCCGCAACATCCATACCAGCACCAGTCGGGGGGCTTAATGATCGCGACTCTATCGCAGACATGCCCCAAAGCGATGCGGTCATCATGGATAACTGGTGGCCCTATCCCTCATATCTAGCAATCCGCAAAGGTAGCGCCAATCACGTTACAGGCCTTCCTGCGACTGTTGAGACGCTTGTAGAGTACCTGCCCACTACCGGAGGCTCGACACTATTTGCAGCGGCTGGGACTGCCATTTACAACGTCACAACAGCAGGCGCAGTGGGCGCAGCGGTTCAAACGGGTTTGAGTAATGCGCGGTGGGAAAACGCCCAGATCACCACGCCGGGTGGCTCGTTCCTTTACCTTGTAAACGGGGTGGATAAGCCTCGTTTGTGGGATGGGGCGGCATGGACTTCTGTTGATGGGGCATCAACCCCAGCGATTACGGGTGTCACCACAACCCTACTAGCCCATGCGCAGCTATTCAAGAATCGCCTTTTCTTCGTTGAAAAGAATTCTATGCGCGTGTGGTATCTGCCGGTTAACTCAATCGGCGGCGCGGCTTCGCAGCTTGATCTTGGCTCCGTGTTTCGATTGGGTGGCTTCATTCAGGCTGCTTATACGTGGACTATCGACGCAGGTAGCGGGTCGGACGATCATCTTGTGGTGTTGTCTAGCAATGGCGAAGTGGCTGTTTACTCAGGGGCCGATCCTTCTAGCGCTACTGATTGGCGATTGATTGGCGTTTTCACCCTTGGGCGACCATTGGGGCGGCGCTGCGCTGTTAAGTTCGGCGGCGACTTGGCTATCAACTGTATGGAGGGCGTCTACCCGCTAGGTAAGGGGCTGTTGTCTGCGTCTGTTGATCGCCGTGTGGCGCTAACCGACAAAATACAGAACTCGGTTAGCGAGGCGGCAAACTCATACGCCAATAACTACGGCTGGCAGATTTGCCAGTACCCCGACAACAACATGCTGATTTTGAACGTGCCAGCGGGTAGCGGTGTAAATTACCAATACGCGCAAAACACGATTACAGGCGCATGGACAAAGCTCACTGGCTGGAATGCTTCAGTCTGGCTAAACGCCGCGACTGGGCTTTACTACGGCGACAACAACAGCATCAAAAAGGCATGGGTGGGTAACCTTGATATTTCTTCTCCTATCGTTGCCGATATTCTTCCTGCGTTTGGGTACTTTGGTAGCAAGGCGTATAACAAGTATTTCACGATGGTTCGCCCGTATTTCCAAAGTACGGGAACGCCATCTATTCTCTACGGTCTGAACACTGATTTTGTGCCATCTGCACCTGTTGGGGCGCTTGCATACACCCCGCCGACCGGCATGTTTTGGGGGGCTATGATTTGGGGGCAGATGGTATGGGGCGGTAGCTTGACCACGCTTACCGCTTGGCAGACTGTAGGCAGTGTCTGCAATGCCGCATCTGTTCGCCTCAAAGTGCAGAATAACGGCTCCGAAGTGAGATACACCAACACCGATTTTCTATACCAAAAAGGCACTAGCGTACTGTGAGAGTTTTTGGCAACGATGTTACTTTTGATGCCGAGTTAGTCGGCCCTTGGGTATCTGCCAAAACTGGAGGCACTTGGACAAAAGGCCGAGGCACAGCCATTGGGAAAATACAAAACGGCAACTTGGTTGCGGGTGTTTTGTTTGAAGATTGGAATGGTGCAAACGTTATTGAGCATATAGCAGCCGAGGGCAATTGGGCCACAAAAGGATTTTTGCATCTAATATTCCATTACCCGTTTAATCAATTGAAGGTCAGACGGATAACAGCCCCGATTGCTGCCAGCAACGCAAAATCAATTAATCTTGTCACCAAAATGGGCTTTACGCTAGAATGCACACTAGCGCAGGCAAACCCTGATGGTGATGTTCATATCTTCCGAATGTTTAAGGAAGATTGCAAATATCTTAGGGGTAAGTATGAAATCTAGCGCACCAGCCGCACCTGACTACACAGCAGCAGCAGAAAAGACCGCAGCGGGAAACCTTGAGGCGGCAAAATACGCAACTAAAGCTAATCGCGTCAATCAGTACACCCCTTATGGAAGCCTGACATACAAAGAGCTAGGCGACGGCACATGGGAGCAGAATCAAACGCTTACCCCGCAAGCTCAGGCCACTCTCGACAAACAAATGGCGCTGTCTGACAAATACGCAGACACGGCCAGCACCGGCTTTGACAAAATCCAAGGGCTGTTATCTAACCCTGAATTGGATATGTCGCAATTGCCTACCCGTGGCATTGACGTGGGAAAAACAGCGCAAGAAGCGATCATGTCCCGCTTGCAGCCTCAGTTAGCACAGCAAGACGAAGCACTGCGCACACGGCTGGCAAACCAAGGCATCACGCTAGGTTCTGACGCTTACGGCAAGGAAATGACCGCGCAAGGCCAGCGCTCTAATGACCTGCAATTGCAAGCAGCCCTCCAAGGTATCAACCTAGACCAAGCAAACCGCGCAGGCGCATTGCAAGAGCAAGCCTACATTCAAGACCGGCCCCTTAACTTGGTAAACGCTCTGCGTTCTGGTGCGCAGGTTCAATCGCCACAGTTTCAGGGTTATGCGCAGCAGGCCAACACTGGCGGCGCTGATTACATGGGCGCAGCTAGTCAACAGTACGGCGCAGATTTAGGCGCATACAACGCAAACCAAGCTGCAAACCCCATGAATGGATTGTTTGGCCTTGGTGGCACTGTTTTGGGGCTAGGAACTGGTGGCGGCGCTACTATCGGCGGCGGCTTGTTTGGTTCTTTGATGGGTAAAAAATAATGGACTACGATCAACAAATCCAAGCGGCAATGCTCCGGCAGCGCGATGCGTCTGGGCGTAGCCAATACCAAAACCCAGAGGGCCGCATGGTCAGTGGGCGATATGTTGCGCCAAACTTCCTTGAGTACCTATCCGCAGGACTCCGCAGCGCAGGCGCAGGCCGTGAGGCTCAAATGGCAGGCGATGAAGCCAAAGACCTCGGCGCCCAAAAACAAAAAGCCATTGCAGACGCCTTGCGCACATTTGGCGAGAAAGCAAACCCTAGCCAAGCAGGAACAGGCGCAACTGGCATGGTTAACGACGCCCTACCGCCAGAAATGCAGATTGGGGCAATGCCTCAGATGGCTCCGCGCAAACCTGACTTGCAGGGCGCTTATGGTGCTTTGATTAGCTCTGGTGTCCCTCAGCTTCAACAGATGGGAACTCAGGGCATGGTGCAAATGCCGCAACTTCAGGCCGCACAGCAAGAGCGCGAGGACAACCGCACATTCCGTCAGCAAGAAGCGCAAGCAGCGCGAGATGCACGGGCGCAAGAGCTGAAAATGCGCATGGAAGACCAGCGGGTTAGCCAACAGGAAAAACTGGCCGCGCAGCGCGAGTTGCAGCAGATGCAGATTGACGCACGAAAAGACATGCAGCGCATGATCGCATCTACACGCCAAGCACCACAGGCCCAAATTATTCAAACCGATTCAGGCCCGATGCAGCTTGTTGGCGGTAGGGCCATGCCAATCACCGGCCCAGATGGTAAGCCAGTGTCTGCACCAAAGAAAGGCGCAGCGGGTCTGTCTGCGACCGCTCAAAAAGAGCTGTTTGAGGCTGATGACGCCGTACAGAATGGCATGGGTGCGATTAGCTCTTTGAACAAGGCAATGGAGCTAAACAAAAATGCATATTCTGGTGTTGGCGCATCTACCCGCGCAACAATCATGAGTAATCTAGGATCATCTCCATCGGCTGATGCGACCATCGCAATGGAAAACATCATCAAAGAGCAGGCGCTGACCTCCATGAAGTCTATTTTTGGCGGCAACCCCACAGAAGGCGAACGCGCTATTTTGTTGGACTTGCAAGCATCTGCAAGCAAGACGCCAAAACAGCGAGAGGAAATCCTAACCCGTGCAACGCAAGCTGCACAACGCCGATTGGACTTCAACAAACAGAAAGCCGACGCTTTGCGTGGCGGCTCTTATATGTCTGAAGGTGGCGCACCGCAAGTGCAGGCAGCCCCAGCAGGCGCACCCAAACGGCTCAAATTCGACGCACAAGGAAACATCATCCCATGATCGAAGCTGAATTGCCTGATGGCACTATCCTTGAGTTTCCAGACGGAACCACCCCCGATGTAATGCAACGGGTGGTAAAGCAGCGCATTGGACAAGCCGCACCCAAGGAAGAAAAGTCTATGCTCGGCGCTCTGGGTGGCGCTATCGGTCAAGGCGTGGGTAATGTCGCTTTAGGCGCTCAAAACCTAGTTGGCATGGGCTTAGAGAAACTAGGCGCAGATCAAGCAGGCCAATGGCTGCAAAAAGACGCAGCGCAAGGCAAGGCAAAGCTACAAGGCGAGATTCAGCCCTACGAAGAACAATACCCCATGACCGTAGGCGGTGGGCGCTTGGCTGGCGAGGTGATTGGTACTTTGCCGGTAGGTGGCGCATTGGCTAAAGGCGTAGGCATGGCCGCGAAAGGCGTAGGCGCTGCTAAATACGCATCCCCATTGGTGGAAGCTCTGCGAACTGGTGGAATGAGTGCAGGAGCGCAAACAGGCGCTAAAGCTCTGGCGACTCGCGTTGCTGGTGGCGCTGCTACTGGTGGCGCATCGGCCGCATTGCTAAACCCCGAAGAAGCAGGCACAGGCGCAATGATTGGCGGCGCTTTGCCGATTGCTGGCGCTGCGCTTCGTGGTGCTGGAAAGCTGGCTAAAACTGCCATTGGAGGCACTACAGGCGTTGGAGAAGAAGCGCTAACGCAAGCTTTTCAAGCTGGCAAAGCAGGCGGCAAGGCTGCGCAAGACTTTACAGGCGCGATGCGCGGCACATCAAACATGGATGATGTTTTGCAGATGGCAAAGCAAAACCTTGAGTCGATGGGTCAACAAAAGCAAGCGGCATATCGTCAAGGCATGGCGGGAGTGAAGGCCGATAAAACCATCCTTAACCTGTCAAACGTTGACCAGTCGGTAAACGATGCGATTGGCATGGCAACATTCAAAGGCCAAGTTAAGAACGAAAAGGCCGCGCAAGCCCTATCGGAGATCAAGGGCGAGATTGACAACTGGAAGAGCCTAGACCCCGCTCAATTCCATACGCCTGAAGGATTGGACGCACTGAAGCAAAAGATCGGCGGAATCCTTGAGGACATACCATACGAGCAAAAAACAGCCCGTAGCGCTGCCGGTAAGGTGTACGACTCTTTGCGCTCTGAAATCAGCAAGCAAGCACCCGAATACTCCAAGGTAATGAAGGGATACAGCGAGGCATCCGAGACAATCAAAGAGATTGAAAGGGCTTTATCGCTAAATCCAAAGGCCAGCGTAGATACATCAATGCGCAAGCTGCAATCATTGATGCGAAACAACGTCAATACCAACTATGGGCAGCGCACCCAACTTGCAGATGCTTTGCGTCAGGCCGGTGGTCAAGATTTTATGCCAGCACTGGCAGGACAAGCCCTAAGCACTGCATTGCCCCGAGGCATCCAATCCGCTCTTTCTGGGTCTGGCGGCGCTGGTTTGGCATTGACTGGAAACATCCCCGCAGCCGTAGGATTGGGTGCCGTATCTTCGCCGCGATTGATGGGAGAGGCATTTTATGGCGCAGGCAAAGCATCAAACGCAGTTAACCCCGCAATCATTGAGGCATTGCGCAGTGCAGGCTACAAAGTAGCGCCTATTTCAGCAATTCAGCAAAACCAGTAATTGCAAGATAGACGAAATAGCAGACGACGATTGTTTCAATCATTGAATCAGTATAGAGGAAAATCACATGAGAAACGGAACAGGCGGCTACCAACTTCCAGCAAATAGCTGGAACCCAGCGGTTAACGGCGTCGCCGCGACTGCAACGGATTGGAACTCTACCGCGCAAGACATTGAATCAGCCATCCAGCAGTCTGTTAGCTCCGACGGTCAGACCCCGATGGTGGGAAATCTGAACATGAACGGCAACAAGATTACTGGATTAGCTAACGCATCGTTAGCCGGTGATGCCGTTTCTCTAGGGCGACTTGATGAGGCGGACGCCGCCTCATTGATTGGTTTTCTTCCTGCTGGTACTGGCGCAGTCGCAACAACCATACAAGAAGAGTTCCGAAAAGGTGTGGTGCGCGTCGATAGCTTCGGCACCGTAGGCAACGGCGTTGCAGATGATTTGGCAGCTCTTGAGCTGGCGCGAGACTATGCGGCATCGGTGGGCAAGTTGCTGTATTTCCCCAAGGCTGTTTATGGTGTCTCTGACCGCTTCATGTTTGCCGATGGCGGTAACACTTACTTTGAGCCCGGAGCCACGATCAAGGCGCTGAACTCCACAACAAGCGGTGGTGTTACTTCTGGGCCTTACCCCGTTCAAACTAAGCCGCTAGAGGTTCACAACTTAACGGTAGATTGCAACAACATTGCAGGCGAGAACGCTGGCGGTTTTGGGCACATCATTGGTATGAAGCTGTTCAACTACACAGCTAAAAACGTCAAACACAGCCCTATCATCTTTGGCGGCAAGGCATTGCAGTTTGAAGGCGCAGAGACAACCAACGTCCAAGTAATTGGAGTCAATCTTGAAAACTGCACTATCGGCCTAGACTTTGGTGCAGTGGCTACAGAGCAGAGCGTCCAAATCGTTGTTTCCAATGTGGTGATGAAAAACGTGGACGTCCCTATTTACGTCAACGATACGAACACCTCCACCCCGTCTGACAATTACGACCAGATGGATATTGTGGTCAGTGACGTGAATCTCCGGAACTGCGGCAAGCTGACATACAGCGGCGCAACCTCCACGGGCGGCGGCATCATCGTCTCAGACCGTGGCTACAAACTAACCGTTAACGACCTGAAAATCATCAATGATCGAGGTGGTTACACATCCACTGCTTACGGTGGCATCGGCGCTCTCGTTCGTGGTCAAGGTCAAGGCATCATCCTGAACAATGTCTTGATTGACGCCGATCTAGTGGCAATGTTTGACTTTAACCCTGCACTTATTCAATCTCCCTTTGCGGGTGATATTGCGTCATATGTGCTGGCTAATGGTGTTCGCCATTATGGAAACCTTGACTACATCGTTAAATGTATGCCCGGTGGTGGAAAGCTGGGCAATGGCAAACTAAGCGGTATTGAGATTGGCTCTACAGCCGCATCGCTGGCTGGAGTGGTTGACGCAAACGCAGCGGCTTATAGCAATACCTTGCTTGAAGTGATAGACCGTGATGCTGGGTTTTTGTCTACTGGATTAATTCCACTCAGTAAAATCTCTGCACTTGGAAATGCACTTAACGGTGGGACTATTGGTTACCCAGCACCTAGCCAACTAGAAGGCCCTTGGACTCCGATTGATGGTAGCGGCGCAGGACTGACATTTACTGCCGCAACAGGCTGGTGGATTCGCCAAGGCAACATGGTTACATTGTTTGGACAAGTTACCTACCCAGCTACAGCGAATGGAGTAGCGGCATCAATTGGTGGGTTTCCCTTTACCGTAAAAGATGCCCTTTATGCTCGGTCTGGCGGCGTTCTAACAATCACCAGCTCGGCCACGGCTCGCAGAATCTACCCAGCATCGAATGGAACTACAGCGCCAATCTTAAATGATGCAAGCTCTTCAATCACTAACGCTGCCTGCTCTGGTAGCATTCTTGGATTCCAAATAACTTATCCAGTGTGAGATACAAATGACGCCTGAAGATCGAGCGGAAATCGTCACAGCGGTGGTTGCCGCAGTCAAGGCGTCAGAGCCTGTACTAACTGAGGATGAAGTGCGATATGTAAAACTCGCACTCAAGAAAGAGGCCCAAAAAATAAAAAGATGGGAGGCCGTGATCGAGAAGTCTCTCGGCGGTCTTGCTTGGGCCTTCATTCTTGGACTTTTTTACATGCTCAGGGAGTGGGCTATTAATCACGGATACAAGCCATGATTGCGAAACAACTCTCTTTTTTGATCGTAGCAGCGGTTTTCTTTTTCGCCGCTCAGTTTCTTGAAAACCAATTTTTCCCCGTGGTGGAGAAGTTCACAGTAACAGAGGTTACCCGCTATTGGGCTAATTTGGTGGTATCTGGCACGATTGATAAGGCACGGCCCTGCGTTTTGCTTCAGGATGTGCAGGCGTTTACAAAAAATGGCGAGACGCTAGAAGTTGAGTTTTTAGACCGCAGCGCCGGTTATGTCTCGCGCCCTGTCATTCGTGGGGCTAGTCAACCGTTTGGGCCGTGGGTCATCAAAGGCGGGGCGAATGAAGTGTTTAGCCTGTACTCCCTGCACCGGTGCCATGCGTTGTGGACGCAAGAAACGAAGCTAGTAACAATTGAGGATTCCAAATGACTACTTGGTTTGACCAGTGTTTTGACAAGCTGATTTCTCATGAGGGCGGCTATGTCAACGACCCACGCGACCCCGGCGGCGAAACCAAGTTCGGCATCTCTAAACGCGCTTACCCTCAGGTTGACATTAAAAACCTGACACTAGGCGCAGCTAAAGAAATCTACAAACGAGACTATTGGGACCGCGCCCAATGCGACAAACTCCCGCCCTCGGTTGCCTATGTGCTGTTTGATGCGGCAGTCAATAGCGGAATCGGACAAGCCATCCGGTTTTTGCAACGTGCGATAAACGTGGCAGACGATGGCGTCATAGGCCCGATGACCATTGCAGCGGTAAGCCGACTAGACGCAGAATCCATTTGCGCCCGATACATTGGGCAGCGCTTGGATTTTATGACCAAGCTGACCACATGGGATGTGTACGGCAAGGGATGGGCGCGGCGTCTGGCTGACCAACTGAAGGGGATTTAAATGGACCCTATTTCTATCGCCTTCGGGCTTGCGCAGTTCGCTCCCCAGATTATCAAATGGATTACGGGTAGCGACAAGGCAGCAGACGCAGCCGGTGTAGTGGTGGACATTGCCGAGACAGTGACAGGCCGTAAAGGTGCAGACGCACTGGACGCACTCAAGGCAGACCCAGCGCTAGTCTTGCAGTTTCGCCAATCCGTGATTGCTCAAGAAGCTGACCTAGACAAGGCATATCTTGCAGACCGCGCAGACGCCCGTAAGCGTGACGCAGTGTTTATCAGCTCTGGCACTCGCAACTATCGCGCCGATGTGATGTTTTTTCTGGCCGTGCTAATGATTGCTGGTCTAGTCTGGCTAGTTTGGAAAGACCCAAGCATTAACGAGTACATGAAGGGCATTTTTACCCTAGTGCTAGGCCGCTTTCTTGGTTACTTGGACAACATTTATAACTTTGAATTTGGTAGCACCCGAGCAAGCAAGGCAAAAGACGCCACTATCGAGAATCTGACGCGCTAACGGTCTTGGCCAAGGCCTGTGCAGACCTTGCCAAGCCGTGCCACTTACACACCAAAGCCCGACCGCCCAGAACGAATTTGATCTGGTGCGGCCCTTCGGTTTTCTTGCCGCACACACAGCACCATTTCATTCTGATTGCTCCGGTGGTGGTGGTAATGGCATCCATCCTGCAATTTTGTATGCTCCGCCCTCCTCGGTGCGGTAGTTTCCTTGCATAGCCCACGATGGCCCTGTTTTGTACATAGTTGCCTCGTACACTTTGAATCGTTTTTTAGGGTTGTTCCAGTCACCCTCCCAAACACCAAGCAATATTCCTCCATCCTTCGGCGCTGTCTCAATCGGCTGCCATTTCATAACAAAGCCTCCCCAAGTTCTTCGCACCGCTTTTGCTGCATTGCTTTCTCAAGCGCTGCCATTTGTTGCGGGGTTAGTCGGGTGAACGGCCATGTGGGGTAGGTCATAGCGTTTCCCCGATAGCCGCTGCTGCTCTCACTATGGCGCTGCGGGTGGCTGCTTGCCTATCGCCGTTGTGGTCACCAAGCCATTCCTTCCAGTACCACGGGCCGCTACCGTCTGCTGATGGTGTGCCAG